GTGATTGATGGATGGTGGAACATTCAATTGTGTTATAGTTCCGGTTTATTATGTGGAATATTAGAAAAGACATCTCGGTGAGGTGTCTTTTTATTATGCGGAAGGAGCCGAGTAATCATGATAGCCGAATGTTCTAACTGTAGTAAGATGACAATGGTTAAATTTAAAAATCAGCAGCACCCGAAAGGAATTCAAGAGACGTACTTCAAGTGTCAGCATTGTAACAAGCGCTATACTTGTTATGTGACAAATCAAGCTGTACGAGATAAACAAAGAGAGATTAAGAACTTAACAGGATTGAGTAATGCAGACAAACGAACAAAGCTACAACAAGAAGTTAACCAATGTATGGATAAACTGAAAAGCGAGTTGACGAACGATGGCACATAAATCTAAACGACCATGCGCAATTATTAGTTGTAATAACTTAACGACTAAGGCCTATTGTGATCAACATGATTTTAATCAACGGGGTGTTTATGATAAAAACTACAACCAGTATCAAAGGGATAAACAAACAGATAGCTTTTATAAGTCAAGAGGATGGCAACGACTTAGAAGGCTAGCTTTCGAGAGAGATAAAGGTTTGTGTCAGCGATGCTTGAAACAAGAGATATTAAAGCAAGCTGATGTGGTCCACCATATTGTTGAAGTAAAGGAAGATTGGAATAAGCGGTTGGAATTATCTAACTTGGAAAGTCTTTGTCATCGCTGTCACAATGCGATTCATAAGCAGACACCCCCGGGGTAAGTTTTTTAGACCTTGGTACCGTAGAGCGTAGCCCCAGTCAAGCGCACAAAAAAATCCGTTTTTGAAATATTTTTAGGGAGGTGTATTTTGTGTCTGGAAGAAATAAGCAACCATTATCAGTTATTCAAGGAAAGGGTCGCTCGAATCATTTAACAAAATCAGAAATAAAAAAACGGCAACAGCAAGAAGATGCCATGCGTGGATTTACAGATAAAATTGATCCACCAACGTATCTCACGAAAAAACAACGAGATGATTTTGAAAAAATCGCAGTTGAACTTTTGAGATTGAATATTTTTTCTAACTTAGACGTTGATAGTTTAGCAAGATACATCGACTCTAAAACACAATATCTTGAATTGATTAGACATATAAAAAGAATTAAACCAACAGACTTCATCGAAGAAAACGGTAAGAAAAAAGCTTACGCAAATGAAGACTATGCAAAATTAATGCGAGTTAAGAATTCTCTTTTCAATGAATGTCGTTCAGCAGCATCCGATCTAGGACTAACAATTACATCTCGATTGAAATTAGTTATTCCGGATAACGGTAAAAAAGATGAAAACAAGTCAGAGTTTGAAAAGAAGTTCGGTGATGTATAGATGCATAACGTTGCTGAAGAAACCGGGTTAAGAGTTAGATTAATAAAATATAGTGAAGATGTAATAAACGGTGATTTAGTTGCTTGTCAAAAACACAAGTGGACTTGTCAGCGTTTTTTAAATGATTTAGAAATAGAAGGCACAGATGAATTTCCTTATATTTTCGATGAAGGAAGAGGAGAGTTATTCCTTGATTGGATGCGCCTTTTTAAACATCGAAAAGGTGTACTTGCTGGTCAATATATCGAACCGCATATCATTCAAGAATTTAACTTCGGAAATATCTACGGATGGGTTCATAAAGATACCGAATTAAGAAGATTTAACAAGGGTTATTGGCAAGTTGGTAGAAAGAACGCAAAATCTCAATCGCTTGGCGCATCAGGTAGTTATGAAGCTTCAGCATTTGGCGAACCTTCAGCTGAAGTATATTGTGCTGCTACTAAAAAAGACCAGGCTAAAATTGTTTGGGAAGAAATCGAAGCAATGATTATGGGTAATCCTGATTTGCGTGAACGATTTAAGGTCGCTTACGGAACTATTACTCATTTAAAAAGCGGATCTATAATAAAGCCATTATCCAAAGAAGATAGAAAAACAGGTGATGGAACAAACCCGAGCGCTTTCTTTATTGATGAGTACCATGCACATGAGACGATGGAAATTTACGATATTGGTGATTCGGGTATGGGGGCAAGAACGCAACCGTTACTTATGATTATCACAACTGCTGGCTTTGATTTAAGCAAACCTTGTTATCGTGTTGAATATCAATATGTGTCAAGAATATTAGATCCCAATGATCCAATAACGAACGATAATTATTATGTCATGATAAATGAGCTGGATAAGGGTGATGACATTAAAGATGAAAAAAACTGGCCCAAAGCAAATCCTGTTCTTTGTTCTTATGAAAATGGCATTGAATATTTAAGAAAACAATTAAAAGTAGCATTGGATGTGCCGGAAAAAATGCGAAACTTCTTAACTAAGAACATGAATATTTGGGTTGATGCTAAAGAAAATGGATATATGGATATGTCTAAATGGAAAAAATGCGAATCCGAAAAAATTGATTTAAGACAATATCCCGTTTGGGTAGGTGTCGATTTATCAACAACAACTGATTTAACAAGTGTCGGTTTAGTTTTTCGACTAACAGATAATAAATTTGCGATAATTCAGCATTCGTTTATGCCAGAAGATAAGCTACAAGAAAGAATTAATAGTGATCGTGTTCCATTTGATTTGTGGGAAAAACAAGGCCATCTCACAACAACACCGGGAAGTGTAGTTGATTATAGTTACATCGAACAATATATAATTGATTTACGAAACGAAGGATATGATATACAAGAAGTTAATTATGACAAATGGAACGCTACACATTTTGCTCAAATGATGGAAATGCAAGGTTTTGAAATGGTGGAAATTCCACAAATGCTAAGGCACTTATCAGGACCAACAAAAGACTTTCGTAAATTTGTATACAGCAACAATATAATCCATTTTAACGATCCTATATTGACATGGGCAATAAGTAATGCAGTACAAAAGCAAGACGCTCAAGAAAATATTATGTTAGATAAATCAAAATCAAAAGAAAGAATAGACCCAATCGCAGCAGTAATTAACGCATTTTCTCGTGCTATGACAAATGAAACAAATGATCTAAGCAGTCACTTTTTAAATAATTGGTCCATGTAGGAGGTAATTAATATCGCAAAAACAATAGCAAACTTTATAACAAGCTTTTTTACAGTATTCTTCACCAAATGGTTGGAGGATTTTTTAATTTTTGCAGGCATTATATTAGCTGTGGTTAACACATATTTGATATCTGTGATTGACGCAAATATCTTAGCAGGTAACTATGTCCTTTCAGTAGTACTGATTTTAATTGGGATAATTATTGCTAGGAGGTGAAGGAGGTGATGAACATTGATTTTCAAACAAGCTTTAGCACCTAAAGGTGAAACAACAGACTTAACAAATCCAGCACCTTGGTTTTTGAATTTATTTGGACACGATTCGTCTAGTGGTGAAAAAGTGACAGTTAGTTCCGCATTAGGTGTTCCAGCGGTGTATACTTGCGTCAATATTTTAGCAAATAGTATTGCAAAACTACCCCTTCAAACATTCAAAAAAACTAAGGATGGACGGGTTAGAGATAAGACACATGCTGTTTCAAAATTACTAGAGATAAGACCGAATCCATATCAAAGCCCCTTTAAATTTAAGCACTTGATTGAAACACATCGCAATACGTGGGGAAATGCTTATATCAACATTAACTGGGGTGCTGACGGAAGACCTAAAGAACTGTGGTTGCTTAATCCATCAGTAACGGAACCGCGAGTAGATACAAAAAATAATGAACTTTGGTTTTTTACTGTTTTGCCGAACGGAACAAAAGTAAAAATCGGATATGGTGACGTCATACATTTAACAGCTCTTTCAACAGATGGTTTAAAGGGAAAGTCACCTATACAAGTAGCACGTGAATCCATCGGTAGTTCTCAAGCGGCGCAAAAATTTAAGGGTAAGTTTTATAAAAACGGTGCCTCGATGAGCGGTTTTTTAAAAGTTCCCGGTATGTTGAATGCAGAAGCAAAAGGTGTCGTTCGTGACGAGTGGGAAAAAGCAAACACAGGGATAAATAACGCTCAACGAATCGCTATTTTAGATGCGGGTCTTGAGTTTGAAAGCATATCAATGCCTTT